GTTGAAGAAGAAGGTGTAGTTGCAGAAATTGCAGTTGTAGAAGAAGAAGAAGCACGTAAAGAAGAAGAAGACTACAAAGACGAAGAAGAAGTAGAAATGAACGAAGAAATTGTAGAAGAAGTTGTAGAACCTTCAGAAGTAGAAGAAGCAAGACACCCTAAGAAAATTAAAACTACAGAAGAAATTGAGTTTAACAAAGAAGAAGTTATTGCAGAAATTGGTGCAGTAATTAAAGAACTATTAGCTGAGGTTAGAAACGACGTTAGTAGATTATCTGCAGAGTTAGACGAAATGAAAAAAACTAACGAAACTTTAGAAATAGAAAAAGAAACGTTAAGTGCACAATTAGAAGCAGTGAGTAAAGAACCTGCTGCAGATCCTGTAACTACAAACAAGTTTGCTACTAACAAAAAAGACGTAACACCTGTAGAATACAGAAAAATGACAAGACAAGAAAAATTCTTATATAACTTAAATAATAACTAAAAAATAATAAAACGATGGCATTGACGATCACATCGAGTTCATACTCGGGAAAACACGCGGGGCTCTATGTAAATGCGGCTTTAAAAGCAGCAGATAGTTTAGAGTACCTAACAGTAAGAGAAAACGTTAATTACAAAGAGGTAATTAACAAGGTAGCAGGATCAGACCTAGTAAAAGACGCAACTTGTGACTTTACTGAAAACTCTGCAACATTAACATTAACTGAACAAGTATTAGAAGTAGAACCGTTTCAGATTAACATTGACGTTTGTAAAAAAACTATGTTAAGTGACTGGTCTTACGAAAAAATGGACGACTTTGTAGCTTATGCAATGACTTACTTATCAGATAGTATTGCAGATAGTATCGAGTTTAACATTTGGCAAGGTAACACTTCTACGTCAGGACAATTTAACGCTTTATCTGCTTCAGGTATGACTACTTCGTCAGCATCTGCAGCTTATTCAGCAGCTAACATTATTGCTAACTTAGGAACTTTAGCAGCTGATATACCAGCGAGTGTTTACGGTAAAGACGATTTATATATCTATATGAACAAGAAGACTTACAGATTTTACATTTCTGCAATTTCTGCTTTATCTGCATTCCCTTTTAACCATATGGGAGAATACACACCGGAATTTGAAGGTATTAAAATTGCAGTATGTCCAGGTGTAGCGGATAACGTAATGTTTGCAGGTCAAAAGTCTAACGCATTTTTCGGAACCTCACTTTCTAGTGATTTGACAGAGGTGAAAGTTTTAGATATGTCAGAGATTACAGGAAGTGATGTGGTAAGGATGGTTTGTCGTTATACGGCGGGTGTTCAAGTTGGTGTACCATCAGACTTTACAAAACAATCATAATTATTAACCTTTAAAACTATAACAATATGGCTTGTGAATTAACAAAAGGTAGAGCTTTAGACTGTAAAGACGTAATGGGTGGTGTAAAAAATATTTACTTTGCACAACACGAAGACTTAACAATTACGCATTCGTCAGGAGCTTTAACACAAATAGCAGGTGCAGGTGGTTATAGTGCAGGTTATTATAGATACAGAATACCAAAAGGACAGGCAAACTTTGTAGAAACTATACAGAGTTCTGTAGAAAATGGTACTGTATTTTATGAAGGCGCTATAACGCTTAATTTACATAAGTTAGGGTTAAATGACCGTAACGAAATTAAATTACTAGCACAAAACAGACTAATAATTTTTGTAGAATTATATCAACAAGTAAGTGATAAAAACGAAATATGGGCGTTTGGAGTAGAAAACGGTTGTGAACTAACTGCAGGTACTGCTAACAGTGGTATGGCTTTTGCGGATCTTAATGGTTATAGCCTCACCTTCACTTCCCAAGAATCTTTCCCGTGTTTAAGGTTAGGACAATATACTTCTGTACCGTTCGACAACTTTACACTAACTACAGTTGTGACTTCTTAAACCTTAATTGGTTTTGTTTTCATAATCAAGAAGGGGTGGCAATAGCTACCCCTTTTTTTAAATTTAAAAAACTATGTATAAATTAAAAGACGAATATAAAGGTTGTACAGTTAGTACAGGCGGTTACGCAATACTATTAGACAACGTAAAAAGTGAACAAGTAGAAAATTTAGGATTAAAAGACTACTTTACACAGACTAAGAAAAAAGCAGTTTCAACAAAAGACAAATAAATTACTTGTTTTTATATTATATAGTATGATAACAGGGGTTTACGGTAGTATAATAGAAGCATATTTAACGTTAGAAGAAAAACGAATAAATACAACAGTAGCTAAAAGTGCTATAAGATATTTATTTAAGTTTACTAACGATATGACTAAAGACGTAAAGTATAGTTACGCAGAAAGTCTAGTACACAACGACAGATACGTTAAATGTACGTTTTTACACAATACTACAGATAACTTATACGAATACAAAATAAACTTTAAACCATACGGTTTTTGGAAATACGAAGTTTACGAAGTTAGCTGGACAGGTGCAGTAGCTATAAGTGCAGGTAATGCACCAACGACAGAAAACGATGTACTACCTGTAGCAGGTACACACGGAATAGTACAAGGTAAAGTAGAAGAAGGTAAACTATATATACAAGAAACAGAAGGATCAGAACAAGTAAGATACACAAAACATACAACAACAGAAACGAATTATTTATATACAAATTAAAAACTATGAGTTTAATAGACAGTAACAATATTTTATTAAGAGAACAACTAGGTAAAGGTGACGGTGTAGTATTTACTACAGCAGCGCAGACGTCAAAAGACTTTTATTGTGTACATTTTGTAACAGAAAGTGTAATAGCGTCTATAACTATTGCAAACTTAACAGGTGAAAGTGCACTACATACTACAATACCAGCAGGTACAGTATTATTTGGTAGAGTAACAGCTATTACTTTAACATCTGGTGTAGCAATAGGTTATACAGAACACGACGGTAAAACAGGCGAGTAATGAGGTTAGGGCTAGGTTTAAATATAAAAACTACAGGCAGTACATTTACACCTGCAAATTTAGGTGGTTTACAAGCGTGGTTTAGAAACGCTACAGGAATACTTGAAGGTGCAGAAGATCCAGCAGAAGACGGCGACAATGTCACACAATGGACAGATCAAGGCGGTAATGATAACCACCTAACAGCACCGGACAACTTTTTTCAATTTGACGCAGCAAGCGGTGGTGTAGAAAGTGCAGACGCAAGTAATGATAAATTACATTTGTCAAGTCAAATAAATTTTACAGGTCAGTTTTCTATGTATATGCGTATAAAGTTTAGTACTTTTAGTTCTGGTGCTACAGACTTGTTTTTTTACGATAAAGACAGTAGTAGTCAAGACTTTTTTAGAGTACAAAGCACAAGCGAAATACGTGGTAAAATAAACAATAGTGCAAAAATAGGTTTTAGTACAACAATAGAAACAGGAACTTATTACAATATAGGTGTAGAACGTGACGGTAGTAATAGGGTTGTAGTTTATTTAAACGGTACAGGACTTACACAGATAACAACTTCAGGTTACGAAACAGGCGTAGTCAGTGGTACTTTAGATATTGACGCAATAGGGGGTTCTTTAGACGGTATTATAAAAGAAGTAGTAATAACTAACGAAGTTTTAAGTACAAGTGAACGTTCTAAATTACAAGCATACTTAGCTAATATATAGATATGAAAAAGAAAAAGAAAGTAGACTTTAAAGACAGTATTTTAAATATTAATTTAGAAACACAAACTGCACCTATTATACAGGAAGCAATGGGGCGTGATTATATAGAATACGGTACAGAAGACTACAGAAACACTTACCCGCAGTTTTTAATAGATTTATACTATAATTCTAGTACACACGCAGCAATTGTAAACGCTACTGCAGATATGATAGCAGGGGAAAGTTTAACAGTAGAAGAAACAGACAATTTAGAAGCTTTTGTAAAACTAAAAAAGTTTATAGCACAAGCAAACGGTAAAGGTGAAACTTTACATAGTGTAATTAAAAAACTAGCTTTTGATTTTAAACTACAAGGTGGGTACGCTATAAACGTAGTTTGGAGTAAAGACAGAACAACTATTACTGATATATACCATATACCCGTAGAACGTATAAGAGTAGGTAAACCGGACGTTACAGGGCGTGTTACAGAATACTATGTTAGTGCAGATTGGAGTAACACAAGAAAAAACAAACCGCAATGTATACCAGCGTTTAATTTAAACGACAGGACAAGTCCTAACGCTATAATATACGACGGTATGTATAGCCCTAATATGCAACTATACAAAGTACCGGATTACGTTGCTTCTTGTAATTGGTGTTTGATTGACCAAAAAGTAGCAGAGTTTCATTTAGCTAATATAGAAAACGGTTTTGCAGGTTCTTATTTTATTAGTTTTGCAAATGGAGTACCTACACAAGAAGAACGTAGACAAATAGAAAACAGTATAGTTAAAAAGTTTTCAGGATCGGGTAACGCAGGTAAATTTGTACTAACGTTTTCAGACGATAAAAACAGAACACCGGAAATAACACCTATTGCAGTAGCAGACGCAGATAAACAATACTTAGCTTTACAAGAACTTTTAGTGCAAAATATACTTACAGGTCACCGTGTAACGTCACCTATGTTAGTAGGTATTAAAAACAGTACAGGTCTAGGTAATAACGCAGAAGAACTTAACAGTGCATTTGAAGTATACTTAAATAGTGTTATTAAACCGTTTCAGAATAACCTTTTAATGTGTATAGGTAAAATACTAGAAGTTAATAATATGAATTTACCTATTTCTATAGAACAATTAAAACCTATTACGTCAAGGTTTACTATTGAAGATATGAAAGAGGTAATGACTACAGACGAAATACGTAGCGAACTAGGTTTAAAACCATTAGAAGAAGGACAAGACCTAAAAAAACATAAATACGCAAAAGTAGGTAGTATTGTAACAGACGGTAAAGAATTACCTTTATTTGACACTATAGAAGAAGCAGAAGAAGAAGCGTTAAGAATGGGGTGTAAAGGTTACCACGAACACACACAAGACGGTAAAACGTATTATATGCCGTGTGAAGACCACGAACAAACAATAAATTTAAACGACTGCGGTTGTAAAGAAGAATTTATAAGTCCTAACCCGTGTACAGAAGGTTATGTACCATACGGACACAAAATAAAAGACGGTCGTAAAGTACCTAACTGTATACCTATAAACCAAGCAGAGGAATTAAAAAAATGTGATTGTGACAATCCTAAAGGTGATTGTGTAGAAAAATGTAGAAAGTACAAACAAACTGAGTTAGACAAATTTATAGAACAATACGGTGAAGACGAACCTAACAGTGACGAATGGACTTTAATAAGTGATGAAAAAGTAGAAGAAGAACACGAAGACTTTGATTTTGAAAACGAATTAAACGACATAGCAAATTACGAATTTGCAACTACAGGTACAGCAAGACCAAATAGTAGATCAGAACAAGACGGACTAGACAGAAATTTTAACTTATATAAAGTAAGGTACGAATACGCAGAAGCAATAGCAAGTGATAATAGTAGAGAATTTTGTACTAAAATGTTAGCAGCTGGTAAAGTATACCGTAAAGAAGATATTTTACAAATGGGTAATAAACCAGTAAACCCAGGCTGGGGGCCTAATGGTACAGACACTTACAGTTGCTGGTTTTACAAAGGCGGCGGTAATTGTGGTCACTTTTGGCGTAGAAAAATATACTTTTATAAATTAGGAGTAGCAACAGGTAATAAAATAACAGACGCTACAGACATAGTAGGTACAGTAGAAGCAAGAAGTAGAGGGTTTTACCCTAAGGCTAACGACAGTAAAGTAGCACGAGCACCTAAAAATTTACCTAATAACGGATTTTTAAATTAAGAATATGAGTTACGTTTTATTTATATCAGAAAACAAAATAAAAGACAGTACCGCAATAGGTGGTAACGTAGACAACGAATTTTTATTACCATACATAAAGGTAGCACAAAAAAAATATATAGAAACTAAGTTAGGTACAGACCTATTTGTAAAGTTACAAAACGATATTACTGCAGGTTCTTTAAGTGGTGTATACCAAACTTTAGTAGACGATTATATACAAGACGCTTTAGTACATTGGTCGTTTTACGAAGCTTTACCGTTTTTACGTTATAAGGTAATGAACAATAACGTAGTACAGAAAAACGCAGAAAACAGTACACCACTAACTAGAGAAGAAGCACAAGACCTTAGAGAAGAGATAAGAAACACAGCAGAATTTTACACTGAACGACTTATTGACTATATAAAACACAATACGGCAAGTTACCCGGAATACAACACTAATACAGGTGCAGACGTAAACCCGGACAGAAATGCATTTTATAGTGGTATGAATTTAGAATACGACAGAAACCAACGAGAAGAAATTATAATTGATAATTTTATTAAGTCAAATGAGTACTAAAAAAAGTTATAAACCAAAAGCTAAGAACGAAACAGCTTTAAAAAAATATATACAAAGTGCCACTAAGAACAGCAACAAAGGACACCGCAGAAACAATAATAGTAAATAGTTCTGTAATAGGATTTACAACATTTGCGGAAATAGAAATGATATTAAAAATATTACTATTAGTATTAACAATAGGTTATACTGTAAATAGATGGTACACACACTATAAAAAAAATAAATAATGAAAACAATTTGTAAATTATTATACTACATAACAGGTATTTGTTTAAATAAATGTGACCTTAACTGTAAAAAAAAATAATGACTTTAAAATACTTTAAACTATCAGAGTTTAACTGTCCGTTTTTACAAGATCAGAAAATGAATTTAACATTTTTAGAAAAGTTAGACTATGCAAGAGGTTTAGCAGAAATACCTTTTAAAATAACAAGCGGTTACAGAACTAAAGAATACAACGAAGACCTAATAAAACGAGGTTATAAGGCAAGTAGAAATTCTAGTCATTTAAAAGGGCTAGCAGCAGATATAAGTGTAAAAGACAGTAGACAAAGGTACATAGTTATTAATAGTCTATTGTTAGCAGGTTTTACACGTATAGGTATTGCAGACACGTTTATACACGTAGATTTGGACACAGAAAAATCACAAAACGTAATTTGGACATATTAACTAAATTTATATATATTATGGAACTATCACAAATTGATTGGACTACATTGGTTTGGTCACTAATTGCAATTATAGAAGTTGTAGTAAGACTTACACCTTCTGAAAAAGACAACTCTATTTTAAACAAGGTTATTTGGTTTATTGATAAGGTAATACCAAACAGAACTAAGTAATGGGTACAAACCGTTTTAGGTTAAAACCCCACGAAATAGATGTACTAATGAAAATGCGTTCGGAGCAGGTCAATAACGTTTTAGTTATAGGTGACTTGCACGAACCTTTTTGTTTACCGGAATACTTAGACTTTTGTAAAGAACAATACGACAAATACAACTGTAACGAAGTCGTGTTTATAGGTGATATTATAGACAATCACTATAGTAGTTATCACGAAACAGACGCAGACGGACTAGGCGGTAAAGACGAACTAGAACTTGCAATAGATCGTATTAAAAGGTGGTACAGTGTATTTAACAAAAACGTAACCTGTATAATCGGCAATCACGACCGCATAATAATGCGTAAAGGACAAACTAGCGCAATACCTAGTAAATGGATAAAATCATATAATGAAGTCTTAGAGGTACCTAACTGGACGTTTACAGAACGATACGTAAAAGACGGTGTACAATACGTACACGGTGAAGGTGGTACTGCACGTACAAAATGTAGAGCGGATATGATGAACACGGTACAAGGACACTTACACACACAAGCATATTGTGAACACTACGTAGGACGTAATTTTAGGGTGTTTGGTATGCAAGTAGGTTGTGGTATTGACTTTAAACAATACAGTTTTGCATACGCAAAGGCAGGTAAAAAACCAGCTATAGGCTGTTCTGTAGTACTTAATAATGGTACTTTACCTATAAATATCTTAATGGATTTATAAAATTTAACTAATTCCCTAGATAACATATTACAATTAACATCTTAATTGTTAATAACTTTTAAATAATTTTGTTTACAATTATGTTAGTAATAAAATAATTACTACATTTGTACTATTATTAACCAATATTTTAATTATGAAAACGGAACTTAAAAAAGACGTCTACAAAATTATTGAGAATGGCGAACATATCAATACATTAGACGCAACAGAACGTATTGTAAAACTTGCAAACGATTATTCTACTAACAAAATGATTGATTTTATAACAAACGTACTAGATACTTATTTGTTAGATAACATAAGCGTAAAAGCTTTACAAAACAAAAGAGAAGATTTGTATAACTTAAAGAATAAAAAAGATGTATAAAATAACTAACAAACTAACAGGATTTAAGCAGTATAGAAACAGTAAAGATACTGCAGACTTTGTATACAAAAACGATTATAGTAAATATATTATAGAAGAAATACCTACAATTAACAAAGATAAAATACATAACATTTTAGAAGGTTTTTTAACTATAGTTACTGTATTCACATTATTAACTTTATGTTACGTTTTAGTATGGACAGTATACTAACTATAAATATAGGTGGGTTGTATTCTGATCCTACAGAATGGAACGGTAAAAACAAATGTTGCGAACACTGCGACAAAGACGTAGAATATGACAGCGACTATTGCGAAGACCACCAACCCTGTTACTATTGCGGTGAAACTTTGCATTGTGTAGACAACGGTAAATATTGTAAAGAGGACGTCGAAAATCTATAAAAGAGTAGACAAAATATAAAAAATTATAAAATTATGAAAACAGCAAAAGTAACTAACGTACAAGGTAGTGGTACATTTAAAGAATTATATGTATTTGAACTACAACTAGACAACGGCGACACTGGTAAAATTTACAAAAAAGGACAAGACGCAGGTGTTAAAATAGGTGACGAAATAACGTACACACTAAACGACAAAGGTAGTATAAAGATACAAAGGGAACAATACCAAAATAACAACTATTCTAACAAGTCTAATCCAGATGTACAAAAGTCTATTATAAGACAGTCAAGCTTAAAGGCAGCAGTAGAACTATGTAGTGCATACGTTAAGACTGGTACAAGTGTAAATACTGCAGACGTACTAAGGATAGCAGACACTTTTACAAATTGGGTAAATGGTGCAGAAACAGAAATAGCAGCAAAGACAGAAAAAGTAGTTGCGAAAATAGATAATACAGATTTACCGTTTTAATGATTAAGGTAGGAATAACGGACAAAACAGAAGTTAAGGAACTTTGCGACATTGTTACTAATATAGTAGGATTAGAACAAGGTTCTTTAACATCTAAAAGTCGTAAGCAACCGTACGCTTTAGCAAGACAAGTAGTTAGTAATATATGTTTAGACAAAGGTATACATTTTGAAACTATAGCTAAGGTGTTAAATCGACACAGAACAAATATTTATCATTATCACAAAAAACACAAAGACAATTTTAAACACTGGGTACAATACAGAAGTTTATTTACTAAAGTATATAATACTTACAAAGACAATAAAAAAGAACAAAAAACTTTTTTAACTAAACAAGATTTACGTACACACTTGTTAAGAAACGGAGTAAATACAAGCGAAGGTAACATATACATAATTGTTAAAAGTGGTTTGTTAAAAACGTCTATAAAAACGTCGTACAAAGATTTTAGTAATACATTAGAAAGTATTAGAATTGCATTAATAGATTACCAATATAAAATAGACGTACAATTTTGAAGCCAAACTATTACGCAATATTAACAAGTGAAGTTAGATACAACGAAAACCTAACACCAAACGCAAAACTTTTATACGCAGAAATAACAGCTTTAATAAATATGAACGGTGAATGTTTTGCAAGTAATAAATACTTTGCAGATTTATACGGTAAAAGTAAAACTACTATAAGTAAGTGGGTTAGTGAACTTGTAAAAGAAGGTTTTGTTGAGGTTAAACTAACGTACAAAGAGGGTACTAAACAAATAGATAAGAGGTATATCCAAATAAAGAAAGGGGCTAGCCTTAAAAAACAGGTTAACCCCCTATCTGAAAACTTAAAGGATAATAATACTATAGTTAATAATAATACTACGTATAGTAATAAGAAACCGTCTATTGAAGATATAAAACAATATTGTTTACAACGTAATAATGGAATAGACGCAGAACAATTTTTTGATTTTTACGAAAGTAAAAACTGGTATGTAGGTAAAAACAAAATGAAAAATTGGCAGGCAGCTATCAGAACTTGGGAAAAACGAAAAACTAAAACAAGTAAAATAGATGCACAACTAGACAATTATAATAACGCTAAAAAACATTTAGGATTATGAAAACAAAAAAACCAGAAGTTAATAGATTTTTTCGCAAAGGACAATATAAAACATATGATAAAAGTATATTTCATAAGTGGATAAAAGAAGAAGGTTACAGCCGTTACGGTTTAGCTATAGATTTAGACGTTACAGTATGTACTATAGATCGTTATATGCGAGAACCAGAACGACTAACACTAAAACAAGTAAAAGTAATTAGTGAAGAAACACAAGTAGACGCAAATTTTATAATGAACTTAATATATGAAAATTAAAAACTTAGAAATAAACGATTTAAAGTTAAAATGTTTAGATTTAATCACTAAGACATTTGTAGAACTTGGACAGGTAAAAGACGATAAAACACTCGCTATACTTGCACAGACACTTTCTAACGACCTTTTAGAAGACTTTAGTACCCTTACCTTTGAAGACATAGTACAGTCCTTTAGAAACGGTGTTAGACACACAGAAACGTTTGTATTGAACGTTCAAACATATTACAAATGGATTAAAGCACACCGAGCGTTAATTTGGAACAACGAAGGTAAAGAGTATAAAGACAAACGATTAAAGTACAGAAGTCGTACAGGTACAGGACTTAATAAAATAGAAAACAAAATTAAACAATTAAAATGATAAATTTTCACAATAAGGACTGTATGTTAGCTTTAAAAGAATTTACAGATAAACAATTCGATTTAGCCATCGTAGATCCTCCATATAGAGATGCAAAAGATAATACACCAGTTAGAGGAATGAGAAACAAAAACGATGGTACAATGTTAAATTTTGGTAATGCACCTACAAAAAAATATTTTGACGAATTATTTAGAGTGTCAAAAAATCAAATAGTTTGGGGTGCAAATTATTTTCCTGATATTTGGAGTTACAAAATAAACAAATTAAATAGAGGTTGCAAGGGTTTTATTTTTTGGTTAAAAAACAATCCTGTAGATAATTTTAGCGATGGTGAGTTAGCCTGGACATCTTTCGAAAAAACAGCTAAATGTTATAATTTTAATTATTTCGGTAATTTGCAAGGAAATAAAAAATCTTGTGAAAAAATACACGCAACACAAAAACCCTATGAGTTATACGAATGGCTACTAATGAACTACGCAAAAGAAGGAGATAAAATTTTAGATACACATTTAGGAAGCGGTTCTATTGCTATAGCGTGCCACAATTTAGGTTTTGATTTAGAAGGTTACGAATTAGACAAAGAATACTTTGAAGCAGCAAGTAAAAGATTAAAACAACATCAACAACAAATAAGAATGTTTAAATGAAAACAAAAGTTAAGAGTTATCAAGAACTAAATACAAAAACTAAAGGATGGATATTTGCAAGATTAAAATATAACGAAACAATACCACAAATAGCAAAACATTTTAACGTAAGTATAATAACTGTAAATAGAGTTATAGAAGAACGAATAAAAAATAGAATTAAATAATTTTGTGAAGTTTAAAGAATTAGAAATAGTAGACATACTTAGAGGTATCAAAAAAAACATACAACCCTGCGAATATGAGTATAACAGATTTGACGCAGAAGATCAGAAAAACATATACGAAATAAAAATAAGATCACAATACTATAAAGAAACATTTATAGAATTTGATAAGTACAGTTACAATACAATGTACGCGCAAGAGTTTAACAAAATATTTATATATGTAGTAAAAATGGAAAATACTATATATTTATTTAATATAAGTTTGTTATATATGAGGGGTTACAATTTTAATTGGGAATTAAGAAAGTTAAGAAGAAATACAGAATTTAACCAAACAGAACGAATAGAAAAAATAGTAGGTCATATTAACACAGACGAAGCAATATACACAATAGACTGTTTATAACTATTTTTAAATTTTGTAAAATAACACACAAATATTTATATAATTACAGACGTGAAAACTATAAGTAAATTAAAAAAAGATTTAGACAAGGTTTTCAGTCTATACATACGACTACGACACGCAAGTAAAGACGGAATAGTTAAGTGTTTTACTTGTGACAAAACAGCACACTATAAGAAAATGCACGCTGGACACTTTATGAGTAGAAAACACCACGCTACAAGATGGAACGAAGACAACGTACAAGTACAATGTGTAAAGTGTAATTTATTCGGACAAGGTGAACAATACGCATTCGGTAAATTATTAGACATACGAATCGCAGAAGGTAAAGCAGAAGAACTACAAGAACTAAGTAGAACAACTGTTAAGTATATGCGTTTTGAATATGAAGATATGATAAAGTTTTACAAAGAAAAAGTTAATGCTATTAAAACCAATTAGTTTAAATTATCAACACGAAGTAGCTCTACAATTATATTTAGATATGATTACAGCAACTATAAAAGATATTACAAATAATGACAGTAAATATAACAATTTTATAGACGTCTGTAATATAATTATAGAACATCACAATAACTATAAAAACGACATATTAGAAATAGGTAATTTTAACGATTTTATAACTATTATACCTACACATTTTACTACTATGATACACGGATATTTAACAGGAATTGAAAAAAAAGAAAATAGAAGCACTATTAGAATATATAAACAATTACTAAGTGAAGAAGCTTATAAATATATAGACAAAGTTAAAGACTTACACATTGAAAAAGATTTATAAAATAATAGCAGACTTACGTAAAGACTTTGTAAAAATGACTTACGGTATAACTACAGATCATAACGAAGTAGAAGAAGTTGTACAAGAACTTATGTTATATTTTTTACAAATGAATCCTGAAACACTTAAAGGTATATACGACAAAGACGGTAAAAAAGGAATATTAAAATACGGTGCAGTAGTAATAAAAAGAAGTTTACACAGTAAAAACAGTCCGTACTATTATAAGTATAGAAAATATTATACACAATTAGATACTATAGCAAGTGACATAACTTACGATATAACAGAAAACGGCGAATTAACAAACCCTAAAAACTTATACAATATACCTAACGAGGTAAACGAATACAAGTATAAGAAGTTAGAACAAATAGATAAAGAACTAGACAAAATGTATTGGTACGATCGAGAACTATTTAAGTTGTACTATTACGAAACAAATACATTAGACAGTTTAGCAAAGAAAACAGGAATAAGTAGAAACAGTTTGTTTATAACAATAGACAACGTTAGAAAATTACTAAAACTTAAATTAAATGAATAGTTTTCTTGTAAGTAAAGTAATATATAAAGACAGGTTAAACACTTGTAGAGGTTGTAAAGATTATTTTAAACCTACAGGATCTTGTAAAGTATGCGGTTGTTTTATGCGTATTAAGGCTAGTATTTCAGTTATGGAGTGTCCTAAACAATATTGGTTAGCAACTAAAGAGTACGAAGCACCTAAAGAAATACCTACACACTTAAAAAACGAAATAAAAGAAGTATATAAACTTATAGACAACGGTAAAATAAAAGACATACAAAGTAAACAAAGGTTAATAGAATTATATAATACAATACACAATACTAACTACAATACAAGTACAAACTGTAGTAGTTGTTTAAATACAATGTTTAAATTTATGCAAGACGTAATAACAAAGATATGAGAAAACAAAGTACATATAGAAAAAACAATAGAAAAAAACGCAAAGGTGTACATAGTAAAAACGCAAGTAAAGGACAAACTAAATACAAAAAAAAATATCGTGGACAAGGAAGGTAAAAACAAATACTACTGGGAAACAGACAGAAATATAGACAAGTACAAAACAGATAATAGAGTACCAGAATACTACAAAGGTTTAAACGGTTACGAGGCAAGAAAGGTATGTGACAATTTTAATTTAAGTTATCACTTGGGTACAGCAGTTACTTACATTTTACGATCATACCACAAGCACGACACACCAATAGAATGTTTGAATAAAGCAATAGCACACTTACAATTTGAAATAGAAAAATATGAAAGTAGTAAATAACAAAAAAAAACCACGTAAAAGAACTTACTATAATAAACCTATTATAATAAACGATTACGAAAATATAGAAGATAAAAAAATAACACTACCAGAAATTATAAACGATGATTTTGGATTTGAGATGCAATTCGGAATTATAGACGAACACGAGACAAAAGAAAAATTATATTTAAAAAATAAAAAATGAACGAAACATTAAAACACTTATTAGGTTTTTGCGGTGAAACACACCCTAATTTATTTACAGTAACACTATTATTAATATTAGTAAGTTACACAATATATAAAACAAAAAACAAATGGAATTAATTATTATATTTTTTGTAGGTTTAACGATAGGTGCGTATATTGTAACACAAATAGACAAAAAGTTATGAAGTTTATTTGTAACATCTGCGGTAACACGACAGACATATACAAAGTAAAGTTTACAGCAACTAAAGACGGGTTAGTATGTAAAGACGCTATTTGTTGCAATAAATATATGGTACAATTAAAAACAAAAGAGTACGAAGGTTTACCACGAATAAAACGAAACGAAGAACATTGTAAAAGCAGTAATTACGTTAAAGGACTTATGAAAGGTGAATAGAACACACGCACAAAACAAATACTATTTTAAGTGTATAGTAATACCATTAGGCAAACATTTAGGTTATCATAAATACGAAATGCACGAAATACTTAAAAATATGTTTATAGCAGATACAAGTAAAGAACTTAATACAAACGAATTTAAGGACTATTGCGAACAGATAAGGGTGTGGAGTATGACAGAGTTTAACTTTGTCTTAGAAGAACCAGAAACAAACAAATAAGACGTATTTATATTATATACTATGGAAAACGAACAAAAACGAACGCAAGAGAATAAAAAGAAACTAATAGAAGCTTTAGAAAAATCTTTAGGTATTGTTACAGAAGCTTGTGAGAAAGCACAACTAAGTAGAACACAGTTTTACAAATGGTACAAAGAAGACAAAGAGTTTAAAAAACAAGTAGATAGTATAGACGGTAAGTTTATAGACTTTGCAGAAACACACTTAAAAGAACAAATAAAAAACAATAATACACAAGCTACAATATTTTATTTAAAGACACGAGGGCGTAAAAGGGGTTATGGTGATAGTTTAGATCTAACAAGTAACAACGAACCTATTACAATTAACGTAAAGATAAACGGGGTTGAATATTGACGCTACATTTACTAAAACACAAGGTCAAGCGTTAGAATACTTATTTGACAATAAAACAACAGAAGTTTTATACGGTGGTGCAGCAGGTGGTGGTAAAAGTTTCTTAGGTTGTGCTTGGATTATACTACTATGTTTAAAGTACCCTAAGACTAGGTATTTAATAGGGCGTAGTAAGTTGGATAGTTTAAAGAAAACAACTTTTTTAACTTTCCTAGACGTCTGTAATAAATGGAATATAAAAGCCGGTGAACACTATACATTTAACGGTTCTACAAATATTGTTACGTTTTATAATGGTAGTGAAATAATACTAAAAGACCTTTTTCTGTACCCTAGTGATCGTAATTTTGACAGTCTTGGTAGTATGGAGATAACCGCTAGTTTTATAGATGAATGTAACCAAATAACAGAAAAAGCAAAAAACATAGTAGCAAGTAGAATACGTTATAAGTTAGACGAATACGGTTTAATACCTAAAATGTTTTTAAGTTGTAACCCAGCTAAGAACTGGGTATATACAGAATACTACAGACCAGCTAAAACAAATACACTACCATACTATAGAAAGTTTATACAAGCTTTAGTAGACGATAACGAATATGTTAGTATACACTATAAAGGACAATTAGAAAAACTAGACAGACTAAGTAAAGAACGTTTACTATTTGGTAACTGGGAATACGACGCAAGTGACGATAACCTAATAGAGTATAACAGTATACTAAACCTATTTAGTCAAAAAGGGTTAGAAGGTGATAAGTATATAACTTGTGACGTAGCAAGATTTGGTAACGATAAAAGTGTAGTTATGTTATGGAGTGGTTTAACAGTACTAAATATTAAAACATTTGACACTAACACAATAACAGAACTTGCAGAGTACATAAAGACACTACAACAAAAAGAAGGTGTTAAAACAAATAACATACTAGCAGACGAAGACGGTTTAGGGGGCGGTCTTATAGACATACTACGTATAAAAGGTTTTCAAAATAACAGCAGACCTTTAAAAAACGAAAACTATCAAAACCTAAAAACACAATGTTATTATAAGTTAGCAGACTTAGTAAATAAAGGTCAAGTAGGAATAGTAAACGACAATATAACTACAAGGCAACATATAATAGAAGAACTAGAACAAGTAAGATCTAAAGACCAGGATAAAGACAATAAAAACAAGATAGTAGACAAAGACACAGTTAAAGCTATTATAGGTAGGTCACCGGACTACGCAGACTGTTTAGCTATGCGTATGTATTACGAAATAGACAGTAACTACGGTAGGTACTTTGTACAGTAAACTAAAAACAACAAATTTATATTATATATTATGAAAGTAACATTACAGAAGGATAAGAAGAAGTTGTATTTTAACATACCAGCAAGTTGGAACGAATTAACACTAGGGCGTTATATGCGACTTATGAAAACAATAAAAGAAAGTAAAGACGATAAAGAAATAGAACAAGTAGTTAAAATATTAAATTGTATTAGTGATATACCTAAAAAAGAAATATACGGTTTAGATATGAAAAGTGTAGGTATATTAGGCACGCATATAAAGACGTTTTTAGAAACAGAACCAAACGAAGAACTAGAACACTTCATAACTGTAGAAGATGTACAGTACGGTTTTCACCCTAAACTTGTAGATATGACGTTAGGCGAGTTTGTAGACTTAGAAACATATACTAAAGACATAAACGAAAACCTACATAAGATACTAAGTATATTATACAGACCGGTAAAACAAAGAGTAAACGACAAATACATAATAGAAGACTACGAACCTAACGAAGAACGAGCAAACTTGTTTAAGAAACATTTAAGAGTAAAGGACTTTAACGGTGCTAGCGTTTTTTTTTACGATTTAGAAAGACAACTTTTGATACATACGAACAAGTCTTTGAAGGATCTTCTGACGGAACAGAAACAAAATTTGGAGAAACAATAGAAACAAAGTGGGGGTGGTATAATACAATATATATGTTAGCAAACGAAAACATACTAAACTTTGATGAGGTGACAAAACTACCTTTATACCAGTGTTTAACGTTTTTAGCATATAAACAAGACTACAATAAAAAATTAGAAGATGAGTATAGACGCAATAAGGTATAAAAGTTATAACAACGTAATAGATACGTTAAAGTGTATAGGTGAAAAACATCTAAACATAAAAACAGTTACGAGTGGTGATATATGGACAATAGACCTAGAGAAAAACACACTGTTTCCTTTGTTTCATATAAACCCAGTAAACGTTACAGTAGGTTTACACCAACGTACGTTTAATTTCCAGTTGTTTTTAATGGACTTAGTAGAACCGGATAGTAGCAACGAACAAGAAGTACTAAGTGACTGTTTAGAAATAATGAACGACATAATAGCTATATACAAACACGGTGAAATACTATACAAGTTTAACGACGAAGCAGGCGAAGAAGACAGATACTTTATAAATGACGATTTTACAATAGAACCATTTACAGAAGAATACGACAACGCAGTCACGGGCTGGATTATGAGTTTTGCAATAACAGTAGAAAACGAACTAAATACTTGTAATATACCAATAGACAACAGTACAATATGTTCAAAATAACAATAGGAAAATTAACAATACAACTAATACCACCAAAAATTACATATGGACTATAACGAAGCAATAGACAAACTAGACAAAATAAGTATAGAGTTAGAAAGTTATACAGACTACCCACAAAGTGCAACTAACAACGCAAAACGTGCAATTAAGTACAAAGAAGAAAACGGTAGTAGTTGCGGTACTCGTGTAGGCTGGACAAGGGCAAGACAATTAGCAGACAGAAAACCCATTAGTAGAGATACTATTGCACGTATGGCAAGTTTTAAAAGACA